AAACTGCCTTTATCTGCGCCCGATCCGTTAGCAAAAATAAATCTACCGCTCAAAGCATTTAAGCGAATTGAGTCGTTAGTGCCGCCCTTCAAGTCAAGCAGATAAGAAGGTGATGACTCGCCAATTCCAACCCGATTATTCGTTGAGTCAACGACAAAGGTATTAGTATCTACAGTTAATCCGTCGAGTGTTGCCGTACCTCCAGAAATGTCATCACCAGAGATACCGTCATCAGGGAAAGTAATCGTCCCCGTAGCTGTAAGGTTAGTAAACGCACCCGCACTAGCATTAACCGAACCAATAGAGACGCCATCAATCGTGCCGCCATCAATGTCTACTTCGGGGTCTACAATCTGTGAAGGTGTTTTACCTAGAAACGGCATCAGGTGATCTCCATTACGCCTAGAACAACATCAAGCGCGGACGCAGTGCCAGATTGCACCTTGAGCGCATCACCTGTTTCCAAGATGTACTTTTGCCCAGCCAGTGTTTCCAGCGTGGTCTGACCGGGAACCGATACGTTCTCTAGTAGCTGATGCGTAGTGCCGCCAGAGGAGTCTGAGAACTGCACCTGTACGTCTACAGCCTGAGTTGTTTTGTTAGCCAAGGCCAAGCCAAGGACAACCGTAGTCGTGCTGGCAGGAGCCGTATAAAGAGTGTCGTAAGCGGCATTGTTAACGTCTGCCAGAGCCGCGTTCTTGAATGTGTTAGCCATAACTTATCCCAGTGCGATTGCTAGTGCGGTTGCATCATCAATGGTTGCGTAATTCGATATACCGCTAATGTCCGATGTTGTAAGGGCGCGAGCCACAGACTGGTTACTCGCGTTACCGATAAATACATTACCTTGATCTAAGTTAGGCGTGGCGTTGCTACGGCCTGCGCCACCAACCTTGATAGATCCCGCTGAGGCATGAGACCGAATGACCTTGCCGATGTTCTGAATGAGAGCCGATTCCCCAGTAGGCGCAGTGCTCGTTAGCCCGCCAGCAGTGGTGTCAACATACACCGTATCGCCTGCGCTAAACGCCGATGTGTCTAGCTCATACAGCGTACCAAACGTCACGATGTTGACCGCCGAATTTAAGCTAGCATCCGCCTCCGCTAAACCAAACGCCGCCATTTTGCTCGCGTCATCAGCGTCAGCCTTTGACACCTCTGGATTATTGCCTGACACGCCTGACACATATACCGCGTCACCTTTGGACAGAGCCTCAGCGGCCTTAGCGGCAAAAATAATTGCACCAGATACCTCAACCTTGTCATCATTCAGGTTGATGAAGTTGGCGTCTACCTCAGCGTGAGTAAGCGCAGAACCTTTAGGGGATGTCCCGTCAGTCTGCGTTGTTTCCCTTGTGACTAGCGTAGCCATCAGTCAAGCGTCACCTTCAGGTTGCCCGCAGAGATGCGGAGAATATCGCCAGTGCCAATCGTCTTCGGCAGTGCGGTAGTGAAGTCAGAAGGGTCTGTCAGTTGCGCGTGGGCCAGCATATTACCGCCAGATGACGCATCGAATATCCCCGCATAGGTCACAGTACCCCAAGAGCCTGTGGCCTCTGGAAACTCTACAGCGGCGCTTGATGACGCCGTGGTAGGCGATGTGCCAGAGACGGTAAACGCTACCGACTGTCGGGCATACCCGTTACCAGATACCTCAGTGCCAGCAGATGAATCGCTGGAGGCAGATGTAAACACCCCGACATAAAGCGTCGACGGTGCGGTGTAAGCAGTGCCGCCAAATACATGGTCAAGCACCTTGTCTTCTAAGTAGTCTGAAAAGCTCATCCTAATCCTCTAACCTTCAAAGTAAGTCCGGAACCTGAGTTCATGGCGTCCTCGCCAGATTCGTTAACGCGCTTGACTGCGGCGGAGTACAGTTGCGCCCACACCCCAACGCGCTCATCTTCAGCAAGGTACGGCGCTGTGTGCAACAGAGAGCCATACAGGTATACATCTGGGTGATCAGTCAGCAACCAGTTTGTCGCGTTACTTGCCGACAGAGCGGGAACCTTCTGGTAGTAGTAAAGCTCAACCTCATAGGTAGCGTCAGCAGTTGGGTAAACCTCAAAAGCTCGCTCAACATGGCAGTAATACTTTGGGTTACCAACAGTATCCTCAGCCCCTTGCCGCTTGTCCGCCATAGCCGCCGCCGACAGCAACTGCAAGTTGGTAGTGCCTGACCCGGCAACATGGAAACGGATCGTCTCCATCCAGTCGCTAGGTCGGTCTAGGTACTGCCCGGAGATTTCAGCCGTTGCCCTGTTCTCCATCTCATAGTGGCGAATCTCACGATTGATAGACGCCTCTGCCATCGTAATGAAGTCAGGTATCACCGTGGTCAGGTCATCGCGGTTTAGAAAGTCCGCAATAGACGCCTTCAACTCTGTAAAATTCGACAGTGCCATTTACTTTTTCTTCCGCTTCTTTGCAGTCTTAGCTGATTGCTTGAACGCTTTGGCAGTAGGAGCGCCCTCGCTCCCCGGCTTACGCATCTTTTCGCCAGAGCCAGCCTTGATGCGCTTGCGCTTGGCTTGAATATTTGCGTACAGACCCTTTTTACTTGCCACGCTTCTTCCCCTTCTTTGCCTTAGTCTTTGCCTTAGTGGCCGCTTTGTAGCCTGCCTTGGTGTATGGGTACTTCTTTCCGCCTACCTTTGGCATTACTTTCTCCTCGACTTAGTGCCTGAACACTTCCACCGCTTACGGGATAACCGCAACGGTGAGTTAGGGTCTTTCGCCGCCTTAGAGTGGCTCTTCATCTGCCCAGCGGATCGTGCGCAGTAGGAGTCGCCCTTCTTTGTACCGGGCTTCACCTTCGCGCCCTTCTGCCCGTAGCTGACTTTCTTGCCAGATGCGGTGCGCTTTACTCTCGCTTTACCTTTGCTTGGCTTCATGCAAACTCCAGCACAGTATTATACCTCACAGCACCAAATCTAGCAGTGCCGTTGGCTCATACACTCCCGTCTGCGGCGTTGCACCAATGCGCACCAACGTCTCTAGAAGGCCGCGAATCGGAAGGCCAAACGGGATATCTAATTCATTCTCCCCCGTCTGAAGATTTTTCTTATATGGCAGGACGGCGCTGTACTCATAGTTAGGATCTTTGAAAGTGCCAACGCGATCAGCCACAAACTGTTCATGGTCAGCCAGCAGGCCAGCAGGAGCGCCCATGCTAAACAGACGCCCATCTCCTCTAATAAAGTCGGCGAGTACATCGCGCCTACTTTTCCCTTCCATTTCTGCGGTACGGGTAAGCACATCATCAAACACCTCCATGAAGGGGCGCGAGTCAGCGACACCTGTATCTCCACCCATCCAGACAGACGCTTGATACTGCGCCGGGGTCATGTCCAGCTTGTCTGCAATCTCACCCTGAAAGTCTTCAACGTAACGATACTGAGTGTTAGACGGTGACTTCTTGTTTTTCACGTTGCCTGTGACAGCGGCAAAGTTGTGCGTGTCCATTGTCATTGGCGCTTGGTTGCCCTTCAGGTTGTGGGCAAAGCTGGATGTTTTTGGACGGTTGAGTGCCTCAAACGAACCGCCAGACTGTAAGTCCTTGAGCAGTGCATCCTGAGTGTTGTGCGCAAGGTGACCGTACCCCTTCGGGAAGTCTGGGTTAGTCATGCCCGCGATGTTCTGCCCCTGCCGATCTCTGCCATACAGGTATGAAGAGCGGCGTATGTTCTGATCTACTCTGGAGCGCGGTGACGTTGCCGCCACGATGTCGACATACCGATTGAACGCCGACAGACCCTCTTCAGCGCCCAGCGTCTCTTCAAACGCTAAACGCAGTGGCTCAAGGTTGTACCACTCTCTGCCGCCCTTCTCGCCTCGCTTCGCATACTCAGTCAGTCGCTTGGCAGTGTCCGGTGTCAGGATATCCACCAAACCCTTCGGCATCCCTCTAGGCGGATCGTATCGATCCAGCGGAAACTGCGGCACGTTAGGAACCTGAGACAGATCAGCCATGTCAGCCATGCTCTTCTGATCTACCAAATCGAAAATGCTAGATAACATTCTTGGCATTACTCGTACATCCCCCCGTAGCCGCTGATCGGTTTAGTGCCCAATATCTTCGTGAATACCTTCTGCGCCTCCTCTGGCGTTGTGACACCCTCAAGCAATCCAGTCGGGTCTTGATTCGCAAACCTGCTACCGATGTTTTCAAGTTTGTAGGTTAGGTTTGGGCTTGGCGTTAAGTTGCCTTCTCCCCAAGGACTGTTAAGCAGATACTCTGGCGGGTTTCTCACATCACCGTAAACGTGTTGAGTGAAGTAGGGAGCGACACCCTTGCGGGTTGCGGGCAAGCCAAGCTCATACCTATCCAAATCGGTATACCCCAGCAG